ACATATGGATGTAATTCTTTATATATCCAAGTATCATTTAGCCATACTAAATCAGAATTTCTTTTTCTTTTTAAATCTAATACTTCTTGCTTGTTTAATTTTTTATCACCATAACCGCCTGTTCTAGCCATAACTTCTTTTTGTGAATTTGCATATTGTATTACTTCATCACAAAATTTAGGTGTAAGTACACCACTAAAATACCAATAGTAATTAGATATATTCATTTTATTTCAACCCATCCTGTTACAATATATTTTTCTTGTGTTTTTGAAATAACTCCTTTGTGAGGGTGTGTAAATTCTGCTGGCCATATTACAAGTTTACCTTTTACAGCAGATAATGTTAAATTTTGATAAGGAAATTCAGTGCCACCTTTATCTGTAACTGTATTACAATATAGCATATAGACTAATTGTCTTTTAGGAAAAGCTTTTCCTCTTTCATAGTGTAAAGCAGGATAACCTTGTTTTGGTTTATAGTATTGAATATTATTACAAAATTGAGTTAGTACCTCTTCTTTAATATTATATTTTTCAACATAAGAACTTAAACAATTACTTAATTTTTTAAAAAAATTTACAATATTTTTGTTATTAGAATTATTAAAAAAATATGCTTCTGTGCAATTTTTGATAGTAGTATCTATTGTTCCTTCATCACCACAACTACCTATTTTTTTATACTCTTTATTTTTTTTAAAATATTTAATAAAACTGTCACATATTTTATTATCTATTTTATATTCTTCTATAAAATTAAATGTACTCATATGTTATAGTTTGTACAAAATTTAAGCTATCCTTCTGATTGTTAATTAAGTAATACATATTAGTTGATGGAAACATTATAAATTTATTATTTTCTAATGGTATATCCCAACTTCTTCCTTTACGTCTGTTATCTTCATAGTGTATTCGAACATTACAATCTTTGACTTTTACACCATATAATAATGTAAAGTCTGGAGAGTTACGTAAATCCACTGGATCAATATTTAATAAAGGAATAGTTGTTTCCGCAGGTTTATAGATATTTCCCCACGTTTCTTTGTTAACTAAACTAAAACCATACTCAAGACCTATGTGATCTCGAATATAAGTATTTAACATATCCCAAGTTCGTGAAAATGGAAAATCCTTGTTTTGAAATTGTGATTGTAAAATGTCGCCTGATAACTTATCTCGGTCTATCTCAAAACCTTTCGGCATATTAATATCACCGTAAAATAAACTTTGTTCTGTTAATACTTTCTTTTGCATACCTATCGACTTTATATTATTTATATAAATATTTGTCAAGAAACTACCCCATCATACCATTGTTTAATACTAAAAGGTGGCCACAAAGCAAACTCATCACTACTTGTTAAAGTTCTTGATAAATCTAAATCAGACATATCTTTTATTATTTTTAGTTCTTTATCTAATAATTCTGTTGGTGTTTTTTCATATAGTTTTTCTGCTTTTCTCCAAAATTTTGTATTATAAGTAGATCCTGCAGAATAATGATATAAAATAAATTGTTCAATTTTGTGTACCCAGTCTCTTATTTTATATTCTGTATCTTCTTTACTAAAACCATTAAAAATATAATTAAAATAATGTTGACAGGTTTTTACGTAAGAACCCATGGCAGTTGCCTCTAATGGTTCTAAAAAAAACAATTTATTACCATTTAATAAAACTCTATTATCAATAATCATTTCTTTAGCTAAATATTGATTAAATGGAAATACGTGATTTATTTTTTCTACACCAAATATTTTTTTAAAATTACTTTTTGCTTTTTCTACGGTTGTAGTATTTGTATTAAATAAATATCCTATAGAGGTGGTATCAGGTAAAGGTATGTAAAAACACCAACCATCAGGAGTTGCTGTAGTTCCTGTCCATAAAACGTCATTTTCTTTTTTAGGAAGATTAGCTAAAAGTGCACAGTTTAAAGGATTGGTTAAAGTATCATATTTTTTTAAAGATTTAGGTGTGCCTCTACAATCTATTATGTAATCTGCATCTAAGTTATCGTAATTTTTTATGTTCTCGTCTCTTTCTGTAAAACCTATATCTAAATTATTACAAACATAATCTTGAAATTGATCTGGACTAAAATGTAAAGCGTATCTTCCTAATGGAAAAGGGTGAAATATTTTTTTATTTTTTTTACCCCAGTTTTCATACATAATTCCTGTTTTTTGAGTGACAGGAAAACTATTTACATAGTTGGAACCAAATGTCCAAAATAACCAATCTGGAAATTGTAAAGTAGTTCCTTGACCAGTTGGAACGGGTTTAATTTTAGAATCATAAATTAATTCTATTTCTACTTTTGTATTTAAAGATTTTCTAAAATAAGCAAAATGCATTGCTGAAATACAGCCTGCATTTCCTCTACCTAATATTATTATTTTCACCCACCACCTTTTAATTACTAAGCTAGATTATCTATTAAATCCCAAGATTGGTTTGACTCATTCCAGCCATATTGCCATCTATTAGTACCTGCTTCATTTTGTGAAGTCTGTTCTTCTGTTAACGCCGGAGCATCACCGATTGGTGATTTCCAAGAAGCTGATTCGATGTGTTTTACCCAAGATGCATATGGTTTTTTAGGCCAGAAGATTTGATTATCTTCGTCCCATTCATAACCTATACCTGCGTAATTACCTCTTAAAGGTGTTCCGCCATCTTTATGCTGATTGTTTTGTGTATTATAGGATGTTTGAATCCACATTTGTGCAGGCCAATTGTTATGTGTTTCTAAATATTGTTGACCTAAAATGTGCCATAATGTTTCTCCTTATATATTAATTTTAATTACCTTTCAACTATTGAAATTTATACCTTATTATTACTATACCAGATCCACCAGCACCGCCTCCTCCTGCAGGACTACTTGGGCCCCAACCTGTTCCACCTCCACCACCACCAGTGTTAGCTGATGCTGCATTTCCTGCAGCCCCATTTCCACCAGATTTTCCTGCGGCTCCACCACCTGTTCCTCCACTTCCACCGCTAGATCCTTCAGATCCACCTCCGCCACCACCTGCGTAAGCTGTTGGACTCGCTGAAATTGAAGTTGTAGCTCCAGCACCACCCGGTCCTCCTGTTGGTTGACTACCACTTGTGCCAGAACCTGTGGCACCACCTCCACCACCTCCAGTATTTGGATTACCACCAGGACTTCCAAAAGGAAATCTATTACCACCACTATTACCTTGAGGTGGACTAACAGGTGGAGTGTTACCTGCTCCTCCAGCGCCTGGAGCGTTTCTACCACCACCTCCGCCAGAACCACCTGTTCCCGCTGTACTACTTGCACCACCTCCACCTCCAGTAGATGTGATTGTACTAAAAATTGAATTTGATCCATTACCAGATGCTCCATTTTGTGGTCCTGGTCCTCCACCTCCAACTGTTACTGGAAATGCTGTTGCTGTAACTGTTAATCCTGCAGGAGCAACTAAAGGACTTGCTGTGTAAGAAGGAGTAATATCTCTACCTTCTCTAAAACCACCTGCTCCGCCTCCACCTCCAGTTTCACTTCCAGCACCAGATCCACCTCCAGCAACGACCATATAAGAAACAGTATTAGGACCTCCACTTGGATTTGTTGGTGCATTACCTATTGCTGAAACACAAAAAGTGCCTGGTCCTGTAAAAGTATGAATTTTAAAATCACCAGAAGTTGTAACAGTTCCTCCAGTTGCAGCTGTAAACACAGCTACTTGAGGTAGATGTGAACTTTCTCCAGTGTCTACAACTTTCCAACCTCTAGTGCCATCTACATAAACTAATGTAGCTGTTACACCATTAGTAACTATTAAGTGGTTTTCTGTTGAGCCTTCAATTTTTTCTGATCCATTTGCTGAAATTGTAATGTTATTTGTTGCAGCTGTTTGTGCATAATCATTAATAGCTACAATAGCTCCAGCTGCTCCAGCGGGTAAGTTTACTGTAAAGGCTCCACCAGAAGTATTACAAAAATACCCTTCACCATCTGCTGCAGTAAAAGTTGCAGTCTTAATACTTCCTGTTTGCCAATCAACAGAACCTGCTCTACCAAAACCTGACTGTGATGCTCCACTTGCAAGTGATACTGTATCACCTGATGCACCTAAAGTTATTGTAGTTCCTGATTGTGAGATTATACTTCCACCATCAGTTGCCTTTAATGCATTTGATTTTAAATCTCCATTAACTGTTACTGGAACACCTGCTGTTACCGATACTGAATCACCAGAATCTCCAACAGTTACTGTACCACACGCTGTTCTTGGACTAATTTTATTTACTTTTACTTCACTCATAATTTACCTATTGAAATTTGTACCTTATTATTACTATA